CGTAATAACCATCTCTTCCTTCTTCTAAAAAGAATACTTCAGATGAGCCATCTAAGTTTACAATGTTACTATTCAATGTATAAACTTTAGCTGCAGATGTAGAAGCTGAATCGGTAATAGTAACTGTAATAGATTTAGTGTTTACATTCTTTGAAGGAATTATATATGATTCAAACGTATTATTCTGATATGTATAATCTATGCTTGATAATGTACCTTGCTCAATTGCAACATTAGAAAAGTCCCAGCCAGAAGCAAAGTTAATGGTTGATGTTACACTAGCAAACATAGGGTAGGTAATACCATCAATAGTAGTAGAGAATTTAGTTCCCCTTGGCATAGTTAAAGGAAGTGCTACATTACTTCCATCATGATTCCATAAAGGTGTTGCTGTTGTGTCATAATTCATTTTAACATTAATATAAGCAACAGATGGAGCGATAGACCTTGGAGTGTATCCTAATAGTTTAGCATGAGATACCACAGAAGACCTAAGCTGAGCCGTGTCAAGGAATGTTTCATTCAATGCAAAGTTTGCATTCATTGAATTGATGTGGGTTATATATGCCAGCACATCAATGATGGTTGCCATGGCAGAGCCGTCATAGTTGTAATCATTAAAGGTTGTATCTGTTGCCTTCATGTGCGAAACTAGATTCGCCTTTATCTGATCAAAGTCTAATTCACTTGCTGAAATTCTGCGTTCGATTGCCATTATCGTAATCTCTCTATTGTGGTAGCTATATCAATGATTTCATTCGTTGATTTAACTCTACCGGTTACTGTTATAAATACCTCATTACTATCAGGTCTTGCTTGGATATTTGTGTTAAGCACTTCTATTCTTGGTTCGTAATTTTTTAAAGCAGTATTAATTGAAGTGGCCATGCTTGCTGCTGTTATTCTTGTTATGTTCTCAAATAGATATGATCTTAAATTAGCACCAAAATTATAATTGAATGGTCGTTCACCATTATTTGTGCGTAGAATATTAAGGCAACTTTGAATTACCGCAGCATTGTTTTTCTTTATTCCAACGTCATTTGTATTAGGATTTTGCTTAAAAGTAAAATCTAAATCTTTGTACGTTTCTTCTCGTGCGATTGTAGCCATATATCTTATTTATACCTATGTTAGTTGGGTGGTTGGACCATTTAGTACATTGTTTTCATTATGTGAATGACTATCAACTAATTGATCATCGGCAACATGGGTTGTACCAGTTACCTTAAGATTTTTAATTACATTTAAATTTTCAGTGATGTCTACATTACCATCCAATGTAATCTTCTTCGTTGTATCATTTGTTTTTAATGTTATATCACCAAATGCGTCTGCGGCAATATTACCAGTAACAGATGTAGTAAGATTACCTCCTACAGCAATATCAGCATGACCACTCACAATAATTTGTACATTACCATATACTTCAAGAGTATCTTGACCTACAACTAATCTATAATTATCTCTTACAATTGTTTCATTCTTTGAACCATTAGGGGCTATCTCATATTGAGTACCACTCATATGTCTTTCTACAATACGTTCACGACCTGGAGTGTCATCATATTCTTTTACATGTCCACTCTCGTATTCAGTTACATTATTGTATGGATACTTTGGTGCATAAGTACTGGTTGGTTGATATCCACCAGTCGGTGCTCCTGCATTCGGGTCAGCTTCCCCTTGTACTCTAACATTGTTATCTGCAATACCTTCGGTTTTCGTTGGTAAAGTTCCCATGACTATAAATTCTTGTAAGGTTGAATCTAAAAATTCACCTGTAACCAATGTGCCAATTAATAAATTTACAGAAGAACCTTTACCATTTACTGATGGTGAATTTGCCGGCATGACAACTTGAGACCAAGGGAGATCTTTAGTTGCTATTTTATATGCACCATTATCTCTATTATCGTGAAAACCTAATACACGAACCTTAACCCTTCCGAGTTTTAAAGGATCTATTAAATCTTCTACTTTTCCAAACTGTATCATTCTCTTACCAATCCTAAATTTTGTGAATATTCCATTTCGCCATCTTCCATGTTATATAGATGATTAATATTAGCAACCAAATATGTTCCATCGGTTTTAGTTGCTGATATATTATTACTTCCTTGATTAACTTCTACAGTCATTCCACATCCTATTCCTGGAATAGCAACAACTCCATTAGCAAGAAGATTTGTATTAAACAATCTATATTTCATGTTAACTAAAATTTCTTCAGACACTATACTTTCTGGGGTGAATAGCGATTTAGGTGAACTTATATCACCATCAGTTCCAATTTCATAAGAATATAAATTTTTACTAAGAGAAAATTTTGTTATTTCAATATCAGTAACTTCTTTTTTATTGTGCACTTCATTTGTTGTTTCGTCTAATGCTATTTGAGTAACTTTTTGTCCCCACATACCAGCAGATAATTTAGATATAAAGTCTTTATTATATTCCTTTAAGGTAAACCTACTGCAAGTACCTATGGTACCATTAACACCAAGAGCAGACTCTAATGTTATTTCTTCATTTCGTATAACAAATGGTTGGCGATCATTAGCAATAGGATTGAAGGGGTTATTTACCATAGTATCCACAGATGTAAATCGTGTTATACCTTGGTCAGCCAATCTTTGATATAAAAACATTCCAGTGTTATCTACATCATATGATGAATTTACTACAGCTTGTATACATTCACCCGCAGATAAATTAGGCACAACATATTTTCCATTAGATGTTGTGTCACTATCAAGCATTAATATTGCTGCCTCACCATGAGTTTCTTTCCATAGGCTAGCTAATATGTCATTAGAGGTTCCACTATAAACATTACAAATACGTGTTGTAGCCGCATTTAGATTAAGTAATGAAGATAATATTACATTATATGACTTACCCATTTTGGTAATATTTTGGTCAGTAACACCATCAGCATATAAATCTATTTCTAAATGTTCATCAAAATAAGTATAACTTATTTTGACCGGAGTCATAGCAATCCCTCTAAAAAAATGATCAAAGAAATTTAATTTATCTTCTATATGGATTGTTCCTTTCACATTACCATGTATACTTTCATACAGATTCATTGAAGTGACCATTGCACTTATATCAGTTGTGTCTATTTCAACTTTAAAATTAGATATAGAAAACATTAGGTACCCATTGCTTTAGCAAATTGTCTTGCCACATCTCTAACTAGACTCGGCTTAATCACTTTAATATTCCTGTTCTGTTCAGTAATAGCAGATTCATAATCAATATAGCTATAAGCCGATGTTCCAGCAGCACGTCTTGTTACCCATTCTCCAGTAGAATCATCTGTATGATGATGAGGGGCATACGCCTGAGACTTAATAAAATTACATGCTACATTATCTTGGGATTCACCACCACTAATAGTTTCACCGGTTATAGTAAATGTACCTGTTGTTTTTTGTATAACAATATAACCCATATTAACATGGACCTCTTTTATAATACCATTTGCTCCACTAATACCACCTGTAACAGTTTCACCAATTGTAAATTTGTTACTTAAAGAAGCATTAGTATCAGCTGCGAGGTATTGATATTTGTTGATACAGTATTCTACTAATTGTCCGTGCTTCATTGGCCAATCATCCCATATGTTTTTAATTTGTGGATTAAGTAATAAAAATGTCCAATGATATTGTCCAGTGCCATATAGACGTTGACTTAAATGATCTGGTCTTTCTCCATCTTGAATTTCAACTGTTTCATAAAATCCTGCGTTATTAATTAAGGTATCTGATACCTTAGCTTTCGCTGTTAAATTTTTCATTATATCCAGGGTGCCAGACCCGTCGATATCAATTATTGAGTTATTTATATTTGCAAAGTACATATTAGTATCCTTTATCTACATCGCCCGCATATATCGGAGCCATTTCTTTGAGTGAAATAACCAATCCAATTTCAACCGGTGCATTGTTCTCTTTAAAGAATGAAGATGAGTTGGGGTTATATGTAACGTTAACTGATTCGATAACACATGGAGGTAATTGAATCATTTCTACACCTTTTACACCTGCACCATGAAATGATACAATGACATGATCTGGTACTGTTACAATCATTAAATTATCTTTTCTTGCATGTGCAGACATTCTAAACATTTTAATAAGACCAGCAGCTTGTCTTGATTCATCTAGTGTGTCTGGTAGTATAGTCCAAGAAAATGAAAAGGTTCTCATTGCAGTTGATTGATACATTAAAATTTCATTGGGGTTAGCAATCTTGCCACTTCCCCTTTGTATTTCGTTTCCAGCAAGTTCTGCAAGTCCAGCACCAGCAAGGGCTGAAAAGACTCCACTTCCTTTAGACCCTATAAATGGTATTTTACCTGCTATTTTGCCCCCCAGAAAACCAATTGTGGTTAGTGCTGCTTGGCTTGTTAGTGTTGTAGGATTAAAAGCATCTTCGTAATTCTCTGAGAATAATGTTTCGGCAAGAGCACCCATCTTTCTGCTATCTTCATTATAAACCATTTGATCATTTATTTGAATATCAGTCGGCATATATAACGCGATCGACCCGGTGTATTTTCTTTTTACAAGGTTGCCAATACTCTTTGCCCACTTAACAATCTTACCTTGAAGATCTGATGCAATTCTACCTACTTTTTCATCAGCATTTTCATTACGAGATTGACCAGCTGGTCCATCTGTAACTTGATGAGAGTTACTACCAAAATAGTTAGTAACCACATTTCCAAATTCTGTACCTTCTGCTTTTCCGTCTTTCCACGCGGTTGCAAATGCACCACCTGTACCAGAAATGGCATTAGCTGTACCAGCACCGTAATCATCATTATCAACTTTCATAAATTCAAATAACATGAATGGCTCATGCGTTGTTTCAGATATAGCATCCATTCGCAGTACAGCATATTCACTAGTATTATTACTGTTGAAATTTACATCATCTTGATGAGTATCATTACCAATAGTTTCTGGATATTTCCAATGTTGAATACCTAATCCTTCAGACCAGGTTCCATTGTTATATCTTTTATTATTGTTGACGGCTGCAATATCATCTGCTGTAGCGAATTGTTCATCTGCCATAATTTGTTCCTTTTACTTGTATAATACTTATTTATACAGATTATATAAATAGTTGTATGAAAAA